TAAGAACCTGACCAACAGTACCAACACCGAGCCTGACAGTAGTGTTACCACTGTCTCTTATAATAATATCACCAACGGTTGTCATCGGGTCAGTCATGCCACCACTCAAAGGAGTAGCCCATTCAACGGTTTCGTCAGCCTGTACTGTTGGCACATCTCCAGTCGACGCGGTACCGCCAACCTCAAGCGCATTTTCCGCAAGAACTCTTTCGGTTGCTCCGCCATGTGTACTTGCAGTTTCAATTATTACTTTTTTTGTAGCACCTGACATAATTTTATTCCTTACATTAAAACAGCCTGTAGCAAGCCGGGACAGAAAGGTAAACCCGACTTACTAAGGCTTGGGAGACTCTTTTATATTATGCTTTTTCAGGCATAAAGTTAATTGATACTCTTACAAGTGAGCTTGCCGCTGCTTTGGTAACTCGACCAGCATAAACGCCTGTATCTGTTGCTGTAATCAGTCCGCTTGAAGCGTTCCAAAATGCATTGTCTCCAACTGCAAGTGCTGAGTCTGAAGCACAAGCAAATTCAAATATCCCTTTAATATAAACCGCGCCAAGTTCGTCGGCTGCAAGATCAGCAACTACAACGCTGAGAATATCTGTACCCTGGATAACAACTGCCCCTGCCAGCGCTGCCGCGTCTGGTGTGTAGTCCATAATCCGCCCATCTTCTTTATATTCTGCTGACATATTAATTTCTCCTAAAAATAGTTTAAATAAAATTGTGCGTTATTGGGGACGTTCGCACCCCTCCCGAAGCTCTTTAAATTATATTTTTTAGCTTCATTTTATTAGTTTATATTCAGCTTCCGTCGCCGCTTGAGAATACTGCGCCGCGCTTTTCAACCTGAGCAACTCCGAAGTCAAAGTAACCCTGCCAGATTCTTCCTAAGTATCCGGCCTGTGGTGCTACTTCTTCAATTACTGGTGAAGTGTTTCCGTTGAGGTAAGCAATCCCGAATGCCTTAACATTTTCTGACATCAGATACCAGCCAGTATCGCTGTAGTTCGCATTTACTGCTGAGCTACTGAGATAAGGCGTAATAACTGGAGTATACGCGCCCTGGTAAGTGTTCGTTGACGCGGTTCTTGCTGTTCCGCCCTCAGTATTCGGACTAAAGAAAAGCTCTCTTGCAGTCTTTGCGAGTTTTGGTGGTACAACAAGCCATTTACCCATGATGTTAATTGGTTGGCTATCAATACCGGTCTGCTCCAGCAGTGCCTTTTCTGCTTCTGAGATTGAGTCAATGTTAAGTACATCGTCAATCAAGTTGCTGTTTCCACCGCTGAAAAAGCTTCCAGTGTTAGCAAGAACCAAAGCCCAGAAATCATTTTCAAGCGTTTCTGCTGCTGACCGACCAAGGTTTGCAGCAACTCTTGTGAAGCCGCCCAGGTCATCGTTTACCAGCATTTCACGTGTAAGGCCGATAAGCTTTCCAACTGTATTGACGCTATAAGTGAAAGTTTCTTCATCCATTGTTCCGGACTTGATTTGCCCGCCGTTCTGCAATCTTTCCATCAGGCCAAGACCACCAAGATTGATTCCGGTATGTGTTTTGAAATCATTGGCAGTAAGTGCTTCAGCAACAACTTTTGCTGTGCTTGGTATTGCCATGAAAGCGTCCATCAGTGCTTTGTTGGCAACGTTTGAAAGCATCTCTGGCAATGAAACCGTACTGAATCCGGCCTCAATAAGCGAATGACTGTCTGCCATACTTGCAGAAATATACTTTCCGTCATTTCTCGCGCAAGCTTCAATCAAACCTTTAAGGCCGATATTCTTAAACTTAGAAGCTGCATCAAGTGTTTTTTCTGCAAAGCTGTTTTCAAGTTTGCCATGCTTAATCGCGCCTGAATTAATACAAGCAGCAGCGGTCAATACATCTACATCAACCTTGTGTTCGCCTGCTCCAGTGTTAACAAATGAAGCGCCGATATTGCTATTGTCGCGGGCTTCGATTACGTCAAGAATCTGTGCCTTTGCTTCAACAACTGAAAGACCGTCAGCAATTGCTTTTACTTCAACTTCCGGGTAATTCTTGCAAGCCGCTTTGACTTCATCAATGCGGGTCTGTTCTGCTCTTACAGCAAGGATTGCTGCATCTGTTCCTGCTGCCTGAAGCTTTGTTGCCTCAAGCTTTGCTTTGTCATCAGTTTCGATTTTAGCAGCTTCAATTTTTTCTGCTTCAATTTTTGCCTTTGCTTCAGCGTCAATCTTTGCTTGAGCTTCCATAGCTTTTCTTTCTTCATCTGTCATCGTCAATTCCTCCAAAGAAATGTTTAAATCTTCTGCTGCTTCTGCAGCAACTTTTGCACTTGTATTTTCGTCCGCCCCCAATGCCACAAAGGAGACTTCATTCAATTTTGATTTTGTTGCAACGTAAATCGGACCTGTAAATTCAGTACCATTTACGGTTAAATTTTTACCTTCATCAAGTTCAATAACTCTGTTTACATCAAGGCCGATTGAGCACTGCCAGGGGAAACCCTTTATTGAACTTGCTAAAACTTCATCATGTGCGTCGCCTGCTCCTGAACAGATACCATCAAGAGAAATTAAGGTTTCAGTCTTGGCAACTTCTGTTGCATGTCCGACGACCTGTCTTGTGTCGTGATCTTTTAAAACTGGTTGATTCTTTCTGCCAAGGTCAACGCCCTCAATGTCAACGACAACGGGAAGATACCAGCCATTAACATTCATTAAACCGCCGGTGTAAGCTTCCATTGAAAACGTCGGAATATCATCTTCACTTTTTGCTGCTTGAATATTTGCGGGGCTTCCTGCCTGTATGAAAAGTTTTCTCTTCAGCTTTCTTTTACTCATTGTTTGGTTCCTTTTTATTTGTTGAGTTGTCGTCGTCGTCTTCCGGGTCTTCCTCTTCAATTATTTTGGTTGATTGCGTTCCGTCTATTGGATGTCTAAGGCCGTTGTCTCTGTGCCAATTTACGTCATCCATTAAGTCGGCTCTTGCTTCGTCCTTGTCTTTGCCCTGGTCGCCCCATATGCCGGTTTTGCTTGAAATGCCACCTTCGACTTTTTTATTATCTGCATTGGCTGCTTTCAAGGGGTCTGTGTGTCTGTTTACATGTGGCCAACGCCAGATTAATTTATAACTTGGCGGGGCTGTCCCAACTTCGCCGACTGCCATTGCTTCTTTTAAGTATCTTTGAGCTGTTGGGTTTAAATCTCTATTGACGATAATTTTTCTGGTCACTCCGTAATCAAGGCTGAATCCAACGTCATCATATCTTGCGCTTGCAAAGTTACTTGTTGAGCTGTCCTGATTTGCAATGTTTGCTGCCATTCCAAAAGCGGCCCCTGCATTACCCATCATTTCCCGCCTGAAGTCTGTTGCTCCGGCTGCCGGTTGATTACCGTTAAAGCTTTGAACTTCATAAGCTGGAGGTAATACCGTTGCGGCTCCATCGTTAATTTCAATTACACCCTCTGGCAAAAGATCATTAGGGCTTAAACCAAATTGTGGATTTTTATTGACCAGGAATAAAGCAAACTTTGCGGCTATAATTGCTGCTGCAACTCTCGCTTCATCATACCGGCGTTTCTTGTGAAGGTCTGGAAGTGAAGCAGATAACCAAGGCTGTCCGCGTACTTGCTCAGGCTCTTCAAGATAAAATACATGAGCAACATTGCTTGCTTTTTCCGCATGAAATGTATCCATGTAAGGAGTAATAACCGTATTGTTTGAAATATAATAATTTGTTGGCTTGCCGTTCGCGTCCATCTCGACACCCTGATAAATCTTACTTTCGTTTGAAGGGTCCCAAGGTGAACCGAGTCTTTCCGGTTTAATCTGCAGAATTCTCAACTTGACTTTTGTATCTGCTGTCGTATCGGTTTTGTAGACGTTCGGATATTCGCCGCAATCGAAAAACTTACTGACGCCAAGATGTAACATTTCGCCGTAACGTTCGCCGCGTGTATATCCACAAGTTTCCGCCCACTTATTAAAGCCGGTTTCAAATTGTTCATTCCATTTTTTATCTTTTGATTCAACTG